TATTTCATTAATATTTTGAAATGCGGTTTCTATTGGCGCTCTGCCTTTATCTGTTGGACTAAGGCCCGCAGGGCTAACGTTTACCCCTCTAACCATGTCCTGTAATAGATTTTTAATAATGAAGGCATTCATCTCCCTAGCAGCTTTAGTAGGAGGTTGATCACCACCGCCAAAACCAAGACTTTTCCTTAACTCATTGAAAATTTCTGCCATTTCAGAACTCCTCATCGGAGTTGCTCCAGAAGCAAATGGCCCTTCTTCACGAGTAACTCTTCTTGCTCTTACTTGGTCCTGAAAATATAAAGCTAAATCTTCTCTTTGTTTATCTGTGAGAGATTCAGCAAAATCTTTGATAGTGTCTTCTCTTTTTGATATTTCTAAAGCAATTTTATTGCCAAATTCCCTAAATGAGTTTGCATCTGGAAAAGCTAAAAAATCTTTCTTCATGAACCCAGCTCCAGGAACTCTATCCATTCCCCCCATTGCAGCAGGAACAGCTCCCGCACCTTTAGCGAGTTCGGTAAACTGAGCTTGAGTTCCACCTGATAAGAAAAATCTCTGAGCTTGAGCAGCTACAGCTTCTTGTGAACCAGCTAACAGACCTCCAAACGTAAAAGTACCTTTAGATATAGAATCAACTAAAGTTTGAACTTCGTTTTTATCAACGGCCGATAATTCATTTAGCGCGAGCGCCGCCCCTTTAGCTGCATCTGTTAAAAGCGCCATTGCATCTTTATTGGCTTCATTAACCCCATTTAAATCCTTATATATTCCAGTTCCTACTTTATATACTGCACTAACTGTTCCTAAGGCCATTGCTAAAGTCCCAGCTCCTCTTGTTAATTTTGCCATTACCCCAGTGCTATTTTTCATGCCGTCTGCAAAACTTTTTAATGCACTTCCCGCTAAAAGTCCTGTGGTTAAATCTGATATACCTGTAGTTAAAGTATTAACAAACTTTCCTATGCCTTTTTCCGCATCTGAAGTAGCGCCAACTAAAAGGCTAACACCCATCTGTACTGCAAAAATAGTACCAAGTAAATCTCTTGTAGGCTTCTCTAATTCAGATCCAGATCCAGGTTTAGTCTTTGGAACCATTGTTTTTGCGAAACTAGGAATAGCTCCAGTAGGCTCATCTCTAGTATTAGTAACAGCAAGGCCCATTGGGTTTGCTGAGTTTCTTAGTGTGCCTTTTTGATTAATTCTTATCTGGTTGATAGGTATGCCAGCGGCAGCTTCTCTGCCTATTGCATTTTCTAAAGCTCCTACAAAGTTAGGAATATAACCGCCAGCAGCGTTACCTTTCTTTGGTTTTTTAAAAACTCCAGCATGAACCATTGTTTGATCTGCAAATCTGTCAAGACCAGTTAGACTAGACTTATAATCGCCTTGTCTGAAATGACCTTTAGGTAAACCAAAAATCATTTCTATAAATCCTCTGTTTTTCCCAGGACCAGAATCTAAATCTATGTCTAAATTTCCTCTCTTACCTCGTCCTCCTGAATCATCTAAATGAGCGTTTATTACAGCATTTGTAATTGACTCAAATAAAGATCCTTTTAATGCGGCTATGGCTCCAGGACCACCTTCAGAACTTATTAAACTTGTTAAGTTATTCTTTGTTACTGGAGAAGGTTTAATATTTATGTCTTTTGCTAAAGATTGAGCTACGTCATTAGCCGCTATTGCTAAAGAGTTTTCTATATTGTCCTCTAAGTTTAAAAACTTATCAAAACCATCTGGATTACCCTTTAGTCTTGGACTTATACCATAAGCAGAAGCTCTGAAGGCATTAAATTTTCCTCTAGGGTTTATAAATCTTTTTCTAAGCCCTCTTTTTCCATGAGTTTGAGGAACCAGCATTACATATGGACCGCTATCTCCAGACTTAAAACGGTCAGCGCGAAATTCCTGCATGCCTTGCAGTGTCTTTAGTCTCTCTTTAGCAGCTAAAATTTTTGGATCTTTGTCTGTATATGCTAAGGTCGCTGCTGTACGACTATTTCCCCTCGCCAAAGCAGCGGCATTCTTAAGTTTATCAGGGTTACTTTGTTGTACTATCTCATCAATAGAATATGGTAGCCCACCTTTTCCTTTTGCAACAAAGTTAGGAATATATCCTCCAGCTGCTCCTACCCTTCTAGCCCCAGGAGGTAATCCCATTGAGGCTGCCATGTTCTGATTAAATATAGCAGAACCGCCACCAAAATTAGGAACAATAAATTCACTGGTATTGGCAACCATTGTGCCACGCTGACCACCACCAAAATTAAAATTAGGTATAGATACAGGTCTAGCTGAAGGAGGAGCGCCGCCAACACCGCGATTAATATCCGCTTGTTCTGAGCCAACTACAGACCCTCCAGCAAAGTTAGGAATATAACCTCCAGCACCTCTACCAAAAGCGCCTCTTCCCGTTGTTCCTGCTCTAACCCCAGGAGCTACACGAGCAGCTATGCCTTGCATTTTTGACATTATCGCAAACTGTTCGTTAAGAGCAGTGGTAAAAAACTGAGTTTGTTCAACCTTCTTTTGTTCTGCGGATATCTGTTTGTTTTCAATTCTTAAAATTTCTCTTTGAACCTCAGAATTGCCTAAAAGAGTCGAGGCTATTTGACCTTGTAAGGTTGCCTGTTCTTTTGCGGCTCTGTTTAAACCAAAGAAAGTCTTTAATGAACCAGTACCAAACTTAACAAGATCTAAAGTAAGCTTTCCAATAACTGCTGCAAAAACAGCTAACCCAGGTCCAGATAAAACATTACCTATTCCTTTAACCAATCCTTTTGCTATGTTACTGCCAGTTTCTTCATCTAATAAACCTTTTAATCCTTCAACCATACTGTTGAAGAATCCTAAGACATTTTTTAAACTATCAGTAACACCTATCTTGCCAAGCATGTCTCCCAATTGAGAAAGGTTAACTGTCACTTCATTTATAGCTGCACTTAAAGTTTTATTTAACGCTTCGTTACGCTCATAAGCTGCTGTTGTAGCTTTAGAGGAGATTTCTGTTATCTTTATAGCTTTTGAAGTTTCATCGTTGTAGTCCTCTAGTATCGATATGAAAGGAGCGACTTGGAATTTACCAACCAAGTTCTCAGCTATCTGTAGTCTTCTAGCATCAGGAAAAGTTTCAAGAACTCCAGCTAGATTTTTAATTATTTCAGTTGCAGATAAAACTTGACCTTCCGAATCTTCAATTTGGACACCCAGCTCTCTCATTGTTTTCAATTTATCAAGACTCTGTATTCTTGTAAAAATTGTTTTGAAGGAGTTACCTATAACTGCACCACCCCTAGATGTTTTCTCTTGCACGGCACTCACAATACCAACAAGCTCATCAAAAGAAACACCCGCTTGTCCAGCAACAGCACCAGCTCGCTTAAAAGCCTCGGCCAAATCTCTTTCTGATACCGCTGCACTTTTAGCAGCCTCAGAAAATTTATTAACGACTTCAGAACTTGTAATCCCAGCACTTTTAAAACCGTTTATCGCTGAAGTAAGTCCAGCCACCGCATCTGCGGCACTCTGCCCAGACAATCTACTTAAAATCAAAGAATCATTAAGTCTTCTAACAACTTCTGTTGCACTCAGACCTTGACGACTTAATTCTAACGCAGCAGTCGAAACAGTTTCAAAAGACTGCTCAGTGTTTCTGGCTACATCAAATATTTCTTTTTTAAATTTATTTAGCTCTCCAGAAGATGCACCCAAGATAGCATTTATGCTAGCCATCTGTTTTTCTACTTGAATTGTAACTGTAACTATATCTTTGAAAGATTGAGTCACAGCAGTCAAAACTCCAACAGATGCACCGAAAGCCAAAACACGGGCATTTGCAGCCTCCATGGATTTTGTGAACTCATCAGCTTTACCTGTGATTCTACCTAAGGGTTGAGCCAATGCCTCAACACTCCTAGCGCTTGTGCCTAAATTTATCTTTAAATTTCTGCCAGCTTTTTTAGCGGCAATTTCAGCACTTTTCTCTAATCCAGTAAATTCTGCGGGTATTTTTAGCGACATATTTCCGTAAACCTTTATGTTTAATTACACAAATATTTACACATCATGCCCAGCTAATCGCATCATTTGTTCCATGTTTAATTGGCCACCGCTTTTCTTAAGTTCATCTGATAAAGAAACAGTATTAGGTCCAGCATTCAAAGTTTTCATATCTTCTTTAGTTGCCCCAAATACAGCACTCGCATCAGCATCATCTCTTAACCCTCCAGAATTTTTATCTTTGTTGAAATAAGAATCAGAAAAAGCCATTAGTTTTTGTGGATCTTCTTTTATATTATCTGGTATGTCAGGTACATTTTGGAATATGTTAAAAAACATTCTTCCATAAGTTGCCACTTTTAGTTGGGGTATTGTTAAATCTATAACTGGCTTGCCATAGAATTGAGATATATTTTCACAAGAAGATAGGTACATACTAAAAAATGGTCGCAGCACTGCCTCTTGAATTATCGAATCAGCAAATCTTTGATTTACGTTGTCCTGTAATTTACTTATTTTTATAACTTCCCAAGTCTCTAAATCACCAAACTGCTCATCTGTATAAAAATTATTTTTTAATTCATCAGAATCATATAATAAACATCTAAGTAATTCATCACCACTCCTGGAAGTCGCATAGTCCTCTGCGGTTTTACCTATAACCTCTTGTCTTTTAATTCTTAAAGACTCTACCTCTTTTCTTTTTTTGTTTATGTCTTCTTGAAGATTTTCTCTTTGAGAAGGTAAAAAAGTAGCCTTAACAGTTCTTTTTAGATTCTCTATTTGATTTTCAAGAGAATATATTTGCTCGTCATCTTTCTGCTCCCAGATTTCTTCCTCAAGAACATACTTTAATCTTTGCTCCTGTGTTTCTAGACCCCTGTCTAAAGCTATTTGTTTGTACTTTTCAAAATACTTATGTACATACCTTTGATCTTTTATACTTACGTGCTTAAGAAAAACTGGCTTTCCTTCTATATCGCACTCTGTATAACCATCAAAAGCTTCACCTACTAAGGAGATGTAAAATTCTTCATTCAAATTTCACCCTTTTCGACATCCTCTATAAGCTTGTTAAACTCCTCAGGTTTAGAAGCTTGGTTGAAGAACCAGAAAGCTAAAATAGTTGTAACCTTTTTTACTAGCTCGAAATAGAAAGCATCTCCAGCATCTTCTTTTAAAAAGTAATCATCTTTCTTTTCCTCAAAGTTTCCACCTTGGAAATAAGGTAAAGGCTCATCATCATCCTCTCCTTGAATATGAGTTAGCATCAAAGAGTACCAAAGTAACAATTTGTTTTGTGCTTTTGTATCAGCAGTATGGTCAAACAAAGTGTGCATATTAGATTCAAACTCAACAAGCTTTCTTTTAGAATCGGCTAAATCAGATTTGATCTTTTCTAACTTTTCTTTTTGTTCTTTTGTCTTCTTTTCGACAGTATCAAGTCTTACATACTCATTCTGAGCAGTTAAAATATCTTTATAAATCTTGCTGTAATCACTGGCTTCGTCCTCAGTGTACACTCCTCCTGTATCACTGTACTTTTTGTAAAGCATGGCTCTAGTTAAGATACCTTTCTTGACGCATTTACTCATTTCAATAGAGTATTCAAGCTCAGCCTCTTCAAGCTCTCTTCTAGATGGTCTTTTAATCCTAATTTGGTAAGGTTTTTTTTCTTTTACCTTTTTAGTCTTAGTTATCTTTTCGCCAGTCTTTTTATCTGTGCGGGTGGTTTCTTTCTCCACTTCTTCTTCTCTATCCAAAGTGAATGCATATAATTCTTTAAATTCGTCCATACCTTTTTCCTATTTAAAAATAAAACTTACTGTATAATTATCTAGTTCCGAATCAAAATTTCTAATCGATTCGTTCCCTAAATCTAAAATTCTTTTTCTTATCCAAGCTACCTTTTGTTCTGTAAAATGATTTGCTGTATTTATAATTCCGTGATAGTCCTCTGGAATATTATCATATAGCTTATCATAGTGAAAATCATGGTCTTTTTTCATATCTTCAACCATCATTAGCATCATTTTAAATAAAGATGATATTTGGCTATTTGATTCCTGGGATAACTTTTTTTTAGCGTTCATTCCTTAATCCTATCTTATTATATAAATAAAAGTGTAAAAGTCTACATGGCAGGGTTTTTATCACAAGATCAAATAAATAAAATTAATAGTTTAGCGGATACTTTGCATACAACATTCGCTCAAACTATCACGGTATATAAAAATGCTAAAAAAACCTTAATAGCTTCTACTGATAATTGGAATTCCCTTTACAGAAGAACTAATACAGGTTCTAACACATCTGTTGAATACTCTATGATTTCAGATACTTTTGAAGCTAGAATATACTACGTAGACATGGAAAAAGAGTACCTAGCGGATGAAGCTGGTACTGGACAAGTAGGCACTCAAAACAAAGTTATTTTGCCAGACGGCAGCGTAAAAATAGTAGTAAAAGAAGCTGGTTATAACTATATACGAGAGGCTAGAAGGGTAGAATTTGACGGCAGAAAATTTGCCATTAAAAGCGATGGATCTCCTCGTGGATTAACTAGCAACAGATTTTTTACTTTTCTTTTAACTCCTATAGATGAATAATGGCGAGACTTTCATTACAGGTCAGGGAAGCTTTAAAAAGACAAGTCCCTAAAGTAGCAAAAAAAGATCTTAACAGAGAAGTCAGAAAAGCTTTTAAAAGAACTAAAAATCAAATGATGAAAGAGTTCTTGCAGCTGCCAATAACTCAAGAGCTTTTGGCTGGCCCAGAATCTGCTAATATTAGCGGTACTCTAAGGGGCGTTACAAATCTTTTTGCTTTTATAGGTTTTGATTCAGGAGAAAAGCCAGTAGATATTATAATACAGGCTTTAGAAAATACTAATATACAGTTCAGAAAAGAACTAAAAAAAGGAGAAAAGCTTGGCGCAGAGTACTCAATAAACTTACCAACACCTGAACAAATATTTGCAATCACTCCAATGCCATGGGCTTTAGGTAGAAGTTGGGCGCGGGGTATAGAGAGCGGCATATCAGGATTAGGCTTTTTATTAAGGAAAAATAATAGGGGCAGATCGGGTAGAGCTATCCAAAGTCGTGTAAAGGTAAGGGGAGGGGCTTTTAAGCCAACCCCATATATCACAGCATTTTTACAGAAATATAAAAAAAAGTTTGAATGTCTCGAATATAAAAAGTAAATGAAAGAACAATTCCAACATAAAGTCACAACCTCATTTTTTATGTGGTTTGATAATTTTTTGCTAACAAAAGGTGAGGCTTTTTCTAATAAAACAGGAGAGTTTTCATATTATGAAGATGCTAGATTAGACTCTACATATAAAGCTTACGGAAGCCCGTTCAAGACATGGGTGACTGACTCATCTATTACAGGAGCTAATATACCTACAGGAGTTTTTATAAATGGTAACTTTTCAGGAAGAGATGACGGAGTTGTTCTAGATTTTGAAAATGGCAGAGCGTTAGTTTCAGGCAGCGACGAAGATTTAACAGTAACTGGAGAGTTTTCTGTCAAAGATTTTAATGTCTACATAACTAACGATACTGAGGATGATTTAATTGTAGAAAACAAATATAAAGTTAATTCCAGGTTACCATCAGCTTCATATGGTGCAATTTCACCGTATGATGATGTGGTTCCAGCTGTTTTCATATCAACAGCAAATTCAACAAATGAACCTTTTGCATTTGGTGGAATACAAAACACTTCAGTGCAAGTAAAAGCAGTAATTTTAGCTGAGGATACATATCAGTTAGACGGAGTTTTATCTATATTTATGGACTCTGTAAATGAATGTATAACCAGTATACCAATGACAGGTTACCCAATTACAGAATTGGGAGATCTAAAAGACGGCAGCTACTCCTATACAGGATCAGAAGCTGGGTACACGGATAATAGGAAATTTTACGTTGATAGCGTAACAACTTCAAAACTAACAGATAGAGATAGGAAATCTCTAGCACACGAAATGTATGTTGGATTTATCGATTTTGACATAAAGCAAATGAGATTGAGATTCACATAATTTCACATTTTAACAATAAAACTGTAAACAAAGAAAAGAATCTTTTATTATGGCCAGAAATAGAGTAATTTATCAATCAGAAGCCCTATTTGTAAGTGAAAATGCGTCCTCAGCGACAGCAGCAAAACACGAGCAAATCGAAAGGGTGCAAAGTGCAAACTTTAGCTACACAATTAACAGACAAGATGTCAACCAATTTGGAAATCTAGCAAGAATAGACTCCTTAGTTCTTGACCCTCCTACAGTCTCTGTTGATTTTTCGTATTATTTAACAGATGGAGCAAATGAAAGAGCTTTAGGATTTTATGTAAAAACTGGGGCAGTTGCACAAGTCAACTTCGCCTCTGGACATATGATTGGAAGCTCTGGAAAGAACATCTACATAGCAACAAGCCCAGAAGGTACAGACGTAAATAATGATGGAGCATTAAACGGTACTGATACAGTTATTGGAATTGGTAACTCTTATGTTACTGATTACTCAGTAGATATGTCAGTAGGATCTCTTCCAACTGTTTCAATGACAATGGAAGGAGCAAATGTTAACTCATCTCTTAGTGGTGCAAACTTTTTAACTCCAGCAGTTGATCAAGAAGCAGGTACACCTTTAGGTTTAAGAGTCGCTCTCCCAACCCCAAATTCAGGGACTTCAACAGCTCTTACAGCTTTACGTCCAGGAGATATAACAGTAAGTTTAGATAACTTTGAAGGAGAAACTATAGCAGATCTAGTAGGAACTGATGGAGCGCACGTACAAAGCGTTTCTTTAAGCCTTCCTCTTTCAAGAAGTCCTTTAGATAGACTTGGTAGTAGATTCCCATTTGCTCGTGAAGTTGATTTCCCAATCAATGTTACAATGTCTATAAGTGCAATTGTAAATGAAACTACTGCATACAACCTAGCAAACGGTTTACAATCAGGAGTTCAAACTGCAACTGTTACTCTTAAAGACGAAGATAGCGCAAATGCTATGGTTTGGACATTGAAAGGAGCGCAGGTTGACTCAGAAAGTTTCTCATCTGCGATAGGATCAAACCAAACTGTAGACCTTACACTGTCTGCACAAGTAGGTGGTCCATCAGATACTGATGCTGGATTATTTGCTAGTGGAGCTAGTAAGCATACGATATTTGTTTAATATTTAACAATAACCCTCTCTCCGAAAGGGGAGAGGGGTTTTTACAAAGATGAAAGAAAAATCTAAAATTAAAGCTAAGAAAGTAGTTAAAACTAATAAAGCTGAAGAGCCAAAAAAAGAAAAAGCGCCTCAGCCAAAAAGTAAACCTACTTCAAAAGCAAAAACCGCAGGTCAACTTTTGAAAGATTATGCAAAAGAATCCGCAGGTAAAGACGCTGCAACAAAAATCAAACTTAAAGTTAAGCTAAAAAAGAATTTAGCAGATCTTAAAAAGAAATAGTAAATTTTAAATAAACCCCGTTGAAAGACGGGGTTTTTTTTAACCATAATCAGCCAAGCCGCTTCCATCTATTCCTCCTAATTGTCTAGGCTCAGCTTGGTAAATATTATATTGTGCCGATAAACGCACTACGTTGTCCATAGAATCGCTTGCAAGTCCTCTATAGACCTTTGATACCTCATTGCGATTAACAAACGTTACAGAGCTTTCTCCGTCTTTTAAAGCTAATATGTTATCTCCACTAACGCTAGAGCTAACTATACCTCTTAAAGCATTTCTAGCTTCTTTAGTATAATAATTATATAAATATAACTCCTTCAGTATAGCCTGGGCTTCTATGTCAATTATACCATAGGTTCCAGTGGCATTAGATCCACTAAAGTCTGTATATATATGAGTGTTAAGTCTTCCTAAGTTTTCAAACAGCCAACCACTTACAGCGGCAACTGTTGCGATACCAGTATCGCCATCAAATTCTGTTTCAACAATTCCTGAAGCTAGATCTTCTAAAGCGCTCATGTAAGGTATTACACTAAATACCTAGATCTTGCAGCATTTTAATAGTGCTTGCATGAACTGGATTATTTGGATCTAATTCAGGCTGCTTCAAAGGATTTGGGATGATGTTTCGACGATTATTTCTGGTATGAGCTTTAAACTCTTTAAGTAAAGCTGTTTTTAATCTTGGTCTATCTAAATACGCATTTAAACCTGCTTTCTCGGCCATTCTCATCATATCAGTTAGATTCATTGTTTTAAGTTTATCCTCAAATATTTCTAACTCATTTGTTCCAAAAGGGCTTAATTCTTTGACCCCAAGAATAACCTCAAGCTCTCTAATTTTTTCTTTATAAGCTGCGGTATTTATTTCGCCTCTTTCTTTCATCTCTTGAATCTCTTCAATGATTCCTTTTTTTACAGGCTTTTCTTGTCCTGTAGTAACCTCGTCATATGGTTTTTCTTCTTTGCTCATATATTTATTATATACACTAAAATAATAAATTAAATAAAAAAAAAGGCCGCCCCTTTCGAGGCGACCTTCTTAAAATGGATTCGTATTAGAGATTAATTAAATGCTCCAATAATCTTTCCAACAAGTACTCGGTTATCAAGAACTACGCGACCTTCGTCGATAGAACCGAAATATCCAATCTTGTTCTGGCGGATGCTGTACTGGTCATCAGCAATGAGATTAAACTCACTACCACTCTCAGCGTCAACAGCAACTGCACGGATTAATGAGTCTTTTGTGCGATCAACACCTAGGACGAAATCGTCAGTTGTAGTGTCGAAAGTTATTGACCCACCTCCATCAGTATAAGTTGTACTACCAGCAGCAGTATCAAACAAGGTGTTGAACTTTTGGTTTACTCCAAGCTCATTGATCTCCATAATTCCAAGACCGTAAAACTCAGGAAGACCTGCGTTACGGAACATTTCCATACGAAGTTCATCAGGGGCTGCAAGACCATCTGTACCACCTGGAGCAGTACCGTCTGCATCCTGAGAGTTAATGGCGTTATAAGCCATTGAGCGGATGTCTTGTACGACTTCTGGTGAACAAATAAGATCAGTTAAACCTCTAGTACGAGTTGTTGGTGTTCCACCGATGAATGAAGTATTGATTCTCTTAGCAAGAGTAAGAAGATCATTCATGTCAGCGAGTGTAAACTTGCCAGCAACTTGGTTAGTTTGAACGTGCTTTTTGCTGTTTGTAGTAGCATTTGCTACAGCTGTCATAAGCAATGTAGCTGAAGTAGTTTCCTGCTTAATCAAGATTTCCTGTGCAACACGAGTGAAAGTCTTGCTTACAACGTCCATGCGGCTTTTAGCAGCGTAACGACGATCAAAACTTACAGCGCTATCAAGGCTATAAGTAGCAAGTTTCAACTCAGATGAAGTTGGAAGAACTTGGTTAGTTGGAAGACCTCCAGCGTGGCTCTGGCTGTATACCTGAACATAGTCCTCATCGGAAATGTTGTAGTAAAGATCCAAAGGAATGCTTGGATTATCATCAGCATTGAACTGAAGTGACTGGAACAAGTTGCTTACAGTTGGGGCTTGGTTAAGAACCTCTGCCAAAACTGGTCCGATAAACTCGGCTAGTGCAACCTGTGCCTCATATGCAACAGCTTTGTTGCGAGAAGCCATAGCTTTTACAAGCTCGACTTGCTCTGGTGTGCGTTTTAAAGTAATTTTCATGGTGAAATTTTTCCTTCCTATAAATTTAGGTTATTTAATTTGTAAGACGATGTAATCACCTAAGAACTGATCACTTGTTGGTCCTTGGTTGGTTCTAGAGCCAGTTCCAATAACGTGTCCAAAGTGTCCTGAAGTCCAATGTCCATGGTTTGACACAGCGCCAGTAACTTTTCCTGGGTTTGTGTAAGACATTTGAACAGGCGCTCCAATAGTATAGTCAGTAGCACTTCCGTCAAAACCACTAGAAGATAAAGTAAATATACCTTTAGTAGCAATAGGTACTGCTTGACCTGGGAGAACCGCTTGTAGTTCAGTTTGCTTAGTTGGGTTATAGAGAAGTTTCTCTCCGTTTTCGTCTTTCTTAGCTGTCTGGTTAAGCGTAATTCCTAGAGGCTGTTGTCCAGATGTTGCAGCGTTGACTTTAAGGTTAACTTCAGGGTACATCTCTGTAGTACCAAGAAACGGGAAGCTTGAGTCACCAAGATAACTGTTTGTTTGGTAAGTTACAGGATCATTATTGAAGTTACCATCTGTAATCGTAACGAATACTCCAGCATCGCCAGAGCCTACGTCCGTTGTGCTATCGAGAACTGAGTTGTTATCCAACGCATATAAGTTCACGACATCATGATCAGAGTATTGTCTGAATGGTAAAATTCTAATAGACATGATATGTTAATATTGTTTGTTAGTTAGTTATGAAATTTCAATGTTTTCACGCTTAAAAGCATCTCTGAATTTGTCAGCAAATGACTCTTCGTTTGATGCAACAGCCTCATTTACGTTTGGAAGACCAGCATCAACTTCTTCAGCTTCGTCAAGAGCCTTCTCAACCTCTACCTCTTCAGTAGATGCATTTGAAACTCTTTTAGAGACTTCATCATCGATACGAGACTGTATTTCCTCGTTAAATGCAGCTTGCGCTTCTTTATTTTTATGTTTCCAAAGAACTTCTAATTTACTAGCGAAAGAAGAAAATTTCTCATCTTCATCGATAGATCTAAGTTCATTTGCGAGAAATTCGCGGTCCTGATCATCAAGATCATATGTTTGATCAAGAGAATCCATTCTTTCGTTAAAGCGAGCTACTGCTTCTTCAGCCATCTTCTCGTTTTCAAAAACAGTGATGCGCTCATTGGCAGCACCAAGTTTTTCTTCGAGATCAGCTACAGAAGCTTTCAGATCCTCGTATTCTTTAGCGATTGCTGCTTTTTCTGACTTCGCCGCCTCAAGATCAGCACGATATTGCTCATCCCGCTCTTTAATAGCTTGAGAGAAGGTTTCCGTCATTGAAGCGGCAGCTTCCTTAGAAAATTTCTTTTCGTTAAGAAGCTCCTTTAATTCTGAAATAGTTTTTTCAATTTCCATGGCGTGTATATCCTTTGTGGTGTTTACATTTAAATTAATTTTTTGTGAAATATTATCACGTTTATCGTTTATAAAAACTTTCTCTACTTCAGGTTTTTCTGAGTAAAGACCTTTAACATCAGCTGCTGGATTTAGAGTATAAGCAATACCTAAAGGATATATATTACCTTTGATTAAACGATATATGCTTTCACCCTTGTCCGTTTTACCAGTGCCTCCATAACTCCTCAAAAAACCCTTCATTTCCTGTATTTTTTCAGGATCTGAAATAATTTTTGCGTCTTTTAATTCATCACTTCCTACTGCTAAAACGTAATCGCTAAAACCGATTTCCCAACTAGCTGAAACTTTTTTGTATGAGCTGCTTTCTGGATCTAATGAGCTTTCTACTAAATTAGTAAAATTTTTATTAACAGATTTGTAAATAACAGCGCCCAGAGCAATATTAAATGGGGTGTCTTTATCTTTTACTTCTTCTGCACTTAATACTTCATTTGTGTCAAATGAGCTGAATCCAGCATCAACTATATGTCCTACAACCTTTCCTTTATCATGTTCGATGTTAGTTGGTTTGTGGACGAAATTTGGTGTGTATGCTATGGCAGTTTCAGTATCCATACCATCGCCATTTCTATTAAATTTATTTACAACAGCGGCATTAAATGCTACTCCTAGCAAATCAACATTACTTTTGTAGTCTATATCTTTAGGTACTAAAGGGGCTAAATTACTTAAAGATGCCTCAGAGATCAGAGATGCCTCACTAATTTTACAGATAGATATTGGACAATCAAAAGTTGTTTTATATTTGTAATCCATTAAGAATTTTCCTTACTATGATGAAGAATTGCTGATGGGTATAATTCAAGGTTATGTTCACTAGAAATTGACAAAACTTCAGTTAAGGTTTGTAAATTTTCTATTTCTTTAAAATCTTTTACACATGATTCCATAGTTTCTGTCCAAGATTCTTTACTTTCAGAGCAAACTATAGATTCACAAAGATCAGCAACCATTTGCTCTTGGCTATCAGAAAGCTCCTCAGACTTTATATTTTCTAGCATTGTAGCCTTTGCTGAATTTATAAATTCATCTATTTCATAAATAGTTTTTTGAATATTATTCCTGGAATACTGAGCATTTACAATTGGAACTTCAGTAGTACCCTCTGGCCTTCCACCTTCTCTTGGTGTCTTTGGGCCACCTCCTATATTAGCCTCTACCATAGGAACTCCACCAACTAATGGGTTGTAATAGCCCTCTTTTCTCTCATCAACAAAATCTTTTTGTGCTGGCGATATTTTATCTGCTTCTGGGAATCTTCCATTGTGGAACATTTCCATACCCTGCTGTGGAGTCAATATACCAAGCTCCATCAAACGAGTTGAAACTCTCATTAACTGAGCTTCATCTCTCATATCAATGTCTTTCATTTTTACTTCTGGAAAAGACCTCAAACCTAATTGTTTTGATACTCTTTTTATTTCTCTCTGTAAAAAATCATTAAGAAATCCACTTCTAGCTTCTTTTAACCTATCAATAAATATTTGGGCTTTAACTTGTGTTGAACTATACTTTTCTTCGCCAACCACTATGTTTTGTAACCCTTGCTTGATATCTTCATTTAATATCTTATACTTATCTGGACCCAAAACTCTATTTAACTCAGGTATTACAAACTCAGCTTTTGTTGTATAATCAGATACTAAAACTCTGCCAACGCTTTCGTTTTTAAATAGGTTTTGCATCGCTGCAAGGTTATTTGCATTTATTCCTCCCTTGTCAGGATCTGCACCCATTGTGATAAGAAGTATTACATTCTCAACTGTCCTCGTGATCGCTTGATCCATTTTTTTCAACTCCATCTTTGCGTTTATGTCTTCCAGCACTGGAAACCCAAAAGGCACGGCAAATGGTTCGTAGTCTTGCTTCTTATAGAAAGAAAAGGATAACCTCTGAGCATCTAATTGTATTTTAAGACCTTTTGAAGTGTAACCTCCATCTATAATAGCTTTTTGAGTATCAGCATCTAAACTATTAAAAAGCTCTACATCTTCCTCTGTTTGTGGGTTTTGTAGTCTGGCTAGCTCATATTCAGATAAAACTTTTTCATAAGCACCTACAGAAAAAGTAGTAGCTCTTTTTGCCACTATATCATATGGATTAAGGAGTATGTATCTGATAGGTATTTTGTTTTGAGACGGATTTATAGACCCTACTTGATTCATAAGTCTGGCATAGTCGTCAGCTTTGAATCTGCCATCAACCCTATATAAAAATACATTCCCGCTCCTATAATACTCTCTGAAGTACTGATCTTTAATTGATACTATATTTATTCTTTTAAACCATTCATTAAAAAACTCTCTACTTTTTTTTGTGCCACCCTCTAAATATATATCTGTATTTGTAAACTCAGACATTATATCTATTGCATTCCTAAAAACAGCCACATTAGCGTAGGCTTTCTGGCATAGTTCTATGGTGTCTCTTACATCTACGCCATCAGAAGCGTAGTCATAAGGCAAAAGACCCATATCAATGCTTGAAAATCTATTTTTTAAATTTACAAATGCGGATCTGTTTTTTCTAGTGCCTGTAAAACTGCTTGTGCTACTAGATTGCCTCCTGGCTTTAGAGATGTCTTTAAATGACGCATCGGATGTATAAAATGGATTTCCTAGTAAATCAGGCTGAACTTCTCCATTTTTACCAATCGGCACATAAGTTTCAGTTTTTTTATTAAATTTATCCCAGTAGGTAGAACGTTTTGTATATTTTCTTTTAGCCATGTCAGTAATTCATATTACACTCCAAAGTTAACTTTCAACTTTTAAAAGTTAAGAAATAAACATTGGTGTGAAAGTTTGTTGACCATAATTTCCTTCGAACGCTTCCATGTCATAAAAAACATTCATCATCCAATTAGCAAGCACTAAAGCTGAATACGAGTCCTTCCTGGCCTTATCAGCTCCTTTTTGTTTTCTTAAATTTGGCGGTAAATCAAAACTTTGAGTTCCCTGAACAGAGGTTGTTACTTGTATCAAAGCGCATTGGACCTTTATTAAATCCATCATGTCTTTTTGATGCTCAACCAAGTCAATCATTCTCGCCCCAGGTGAGCCACTAGTATTTGAGTCATTTCTTATAAACTTTAAATTTTTTATAGGAACTCTAGACTTTCTCTGGATATTGTAATCATCATTCATGGCTGCTCCAGCGAAAAATATTTTTTTATGATCAAAAGCTGACTGCAAAGACTCATTAGCTGCCCTGATCCACTGAGAGCTTGGTTTTCTTAAAAACACATATCTTCTTGAACTTTTATTGTATTGATTTTTTACTCTTCTTAAATTCTTTTCATAATCTGCAACCTTATCTAGATCAGCCTCTATAGTATCTAACCTTAAATTAAGATCTTTAAATATAGTGCTTTCATTGCATGAGTTCATAAACTGAACACCACCATTATAGTCGCCCACTACCGCTACAATATTGAAATGAGTCATAAGATAAGCCATGTACCTTATGTGTGTTTTTAGATTAGCTCCAGACATGGCGTAACTATGAACAATAGTACCCTTCTTTAAGTCTTTGTTTAATTTAAGCAATAATATAGCGAAATCGTCAGAGCTTTCACTTTCTGACCAAGATGGGTCAAAAGCTAAAATATATTCATCATTATGATTACCTACTACCTCAACAGATTGACCCTCGCCATCAGGTATGGTGCATTCTGCCATTTTGCTAACTTTAAAATATCCAGAGCTATCATCTGTAAACACAGCGCCAAACTCTCGATCAAACTGAGAATCGCTCATCGTAGCTCGTGATTGATTTATAAGGTTTTGATCATATAGCTGTTCTGGAGCGCAATCATAGCTAAAGTGCATAATCGTCCTATGCGCTCCGTCCTGTGTGTTCTTATTTAAAATTAAATTTTCATATTGCTGATAAAGTTTATATAAATATTCAAATTTGTAAGAAGCGGAAGACAATCCTATAATTTTGTTATTAGGCCAGATTTTTCTTTCATCCTCAGTCATCTTGCCTTGTTTAATCATCTCTGTTTCCAAATCATAAACTTCTTGTCTCTCTGTTGGATTATCAACCACAGATAGGAATGGCATAATCACTTCATTAAATATTTTTTCAGGCATTAACAAAAGCTCATCTATAATCATTCGTTGAAAACGGAAGCCTCTAAGTTTTTCACCGTCTCCAAGAGGTAAAGCTCTTATACTGCTTCTACCTATTTCCATAACCCATTCATCATTCATTTTAGATGTCCTTGTTATACATTGAGAAAAGAATGTGGCCTTAGGGCTTTTAGCAATATCTTCTATCTTCTTAAATATCATTTTAGATTGTCTAAATGATTTAGATAAAATGCCTATCTGCACCCCTTGATTTAAAATGCCGTCTAAGAGCGCGAAAATAGCCGTAGAGAAGCTTTTAGACATTCCACGGCTCCATATGCCCAAAAAGTAATCAGACTCCATCATCGCCTTTATAGCCATATGCTGAAAGGGAAAGAGTTTTACCCCAGTAAACAACTCTGTAGCGAAAGACGGGTTTTCTCTTAGGAACTTATAAAGCAAAATCTTTGCTTCATTCTCATCCAAAAACCCCTCTTTTTCTACCAGCTGTTGGTTTATATCTTTGTACTCTCTTCTTAACTTTTGTACTCCTGTTTCCCAAGCCATCTTTTATAATATGTTTATTCCAAAAATATTGAACATCTACTGACCAAAGATCTGATCCTAGTATTAACAGTTTAGGTATTATAAACTCACTGTCTTTTCTAGATCCACTAAACACAAATTGACAACAATCTGAATACTCAGCTTGTATCTCTCTCATTTGATGGAACACATAGTCCAATTTAAATTTTTTAAATCCTTTTTTATTCTCATCCTCCATCTTATCGAAGGCAGTCTCAACCACTATAAACAAAAAGCAGCCTAAACTTTTACATCTTTCTAACTCTTTTACGAATCTATTGTAGCCGTTTGTAACGGTAGAGCAAAAATCCTGGTAGGACTTACGATCTACAAATGTATATGAATAATCGTCTCCCATAACACCGTAGTCTCCAACGTCTAATTTCAAAACTCTACTATTTTTGAAATTTAACGGTTGCTGTTCTCTTGTGTCTATAAGTATGCGGGTTGCTGTAAAATCATTATAAAATTCAGCTGGTAGCTGCCGTGACAGCATCGGCTTTAAACCAGCCGCTTCACAGGCTTGGCTATAGCTGCCGAAAAGTCTTTTACAAGTGTCTACGTCTGGTAGACCTGCGGTCTTTAAATAAATATCGGGCGGAGCTGCTATTAGCTCCTTTTCTTTCTGTCTATCTTTTAAAATATCTATAATGAATTTTTTTACTTCCGCTTTCTTAGCAGTATCGCACCACTTAACCATATTTTCGTTGTTAAGAAAATATGTGCTAAAATACTGCTTATAGTTTTTAAATTGTATGAGTTCTCCAGTAAGTTTATCTTTCCTAGCGTAATTCTTGACGTAGTAGTCTCCAAGAACCATGTCATGCTTTTTTATATGTGCATGTAAGCTTCTTAAAAAAGTAAAGTCTTCTCCACACTCTTTACATTTAAACGACATCTTCTTGTGATATTCCTAATACTCTAGCTTTCCATTCAGCCATACCCTCTAAGCGTTCAGCTTCTTTCTTGATTGATTGCTTTTGCATCTCTGCAATCCGAACCATGGTCTTCCTCTCCTCCTCCTCTTGAAACAATTGAACTATAGACAAAAAAGATGCATTCTCTTTTTGATTTTTCTTCATTCGCTCCGCTCTGTCACCTTGGAGCTTCTTTGTAAGGTTCTCTATTCTGCTTTCGCACTGATGATACTCTCCAGACTTAGCTTTTATAATTTCTGCAAGTCTGACGCTCATTTCTGTCTGATCATCGGCGATATCAAACATATCATTCAGTTTGTTCAGGTGTGAGCTTACAACCTCCAGGTTTATAACCTCCTTGCACACATTGAGATACAAATTTATCTCGTCTGCTGTTAAATCTGGTTTATCCCAAGTAAGTCTTATAAATTCATGCTCAAAAAGGTTCCTGTCTTCTTGATTTAAATAATTATTAATAATTTTTAAAAATCTTGAGTTACTCAGATTGACCCCTAATCTTTCAACGCAAACTTGCTTTTGTCTGTTCAATTTTGTATCATCTAGGTTCAAGCCAGTAGCATCATTGATTTTTTTGATGATTCGACTCGGAGACTTAGGTGAAATGTATGAACTTAGAGCAGCACCGTCTTGAGAAGGAATTATGTCTGGATTTACTTCTCTAATGAAAGCCAAAACCGTCCTTTGTTCATTACTAAGAGATTTTACATTTTTTTCAGGGAAAATTATTTTAGCTATCTCCAAAGACGACAAACCACTTTCTGCTTGCTCTAAAATAAAATCTTTTTGCTGTTGTGTTAATTCTATGTTCTCAGTCCTGGAAGTTGCTGTAGTTCTGAAATTTATTGAGTTTTCTACTAAAAATTTTCGCACAGCCCTACCCTCCTTAGATCTTCCGTCTAATTTGTCATCTTCAAAGCACTGACGAGTCAAATCTATCAGGCTTGTTATTTTTGCAGCATTTTCTCTTAAAAACTGCTTTTGTTCTTCGCTAAGGTCCATCATTTATAATATCGCTCTCTCTTAATATTTCCATGGCTACCTGTAAGAACTTCTTTTTTAGGTTTTTAACTTGTCGATATCCTAACTTGTTTTTTTGGGGTGATATTTTATATCCCATGAACTTAGCTACATCTTCTTCTGTCTTTTTTTCAAAATACAGCATGCGATAAGCTACATAATGAATTGATGATAACCTGGACTTCATCTTGCCATCAAGTAGCTCTAAAGACCTTTGAAAATCAAAATCATCATCTTGTTTGCTATGTACTTCTTTGCTGAAATCTTCAAGAGACAAAGGTATTTTTATTTCTAACCCTATCTTTTTTGATTTTGCCCACTTTGAGCAAACTGGACACTTTTCTTGATCATGGTCATCCAAATGA